CTATGAAAGATTTATCACTAACCAAGAAGTATCACTCTTCAGTCCACATGATGTTCCTGGTCTGTATGATGCTTTTGGCACTGATAGATTTGACGAGTTATATGTATCTTATGAACGAGATACAACTATTCCAAGAAAAACTATTGGTGCTCAAGAACTCTTTCTGGAACTCCTGAAGGAACGTGCAGAAACAGGTCGTATCTACATTATGAATATTGATCACTGCAACTCACACTCATCTTTCCTTGATAAGGTAGAGATGAGTAACCTGTGTCAGGAGATTACACTTCCTACCAGACCACTGCAGCACATTGATGATCCTGAGGGTGAGATTGCACTGTGCATTCTGTCTGCTGTTAATGTAGGTAAAGTCAAATCAGATGAAGAGTTTGAAGAACTTTGTGATCTTTCAGTCAGAGGTCTGGAAGAACTGATTGACTATCAGAACTATCCTGTAGAAGCAGCAGAGATCTCAACCAAGGCACGTAGATCTCTTGGTGTAGGATTTATTGGTCTGGCACATTACCTTGCTAAACTTGGATTTAAGTATGAATCACAGGAAGCATGGGATGCAGTTCATGGACTTTCTGAATCATTCCAGTATTTCCTTCTTAAGTCATCTAATGAGATTGCTAAAGAAAAAGGTGCATGTAAGTATTTCAATAGAACCAAATATTCTCAGGGTATCCTGCCTATTGATACATACAAAAAGGATGTAGACGAAATCACTTCTATCTCTTACCAGCATGATTGGGAAGGTTTACGTGCCAGTATTCAGGCACATGGTTTACGACATTCAACACTGTCAGCACAGATGCCATCGGAGAGCAGTTCCGTTGTGTCAAATGCAACCAATGGAATTGAACCACCAAGAGGTTATCTGTCCATTAAGAAGTCAAAGAAAGGACCTCTCAAGCAAATTGTTCCTGGTTATCAAACCCTTAAGAACAATTATACATTACTGTGGGATATGCCTGGCAATACTGGGTATATTAACATTGTTGCAGTTATGCAAAAGTTCTTTGATCAGGCGATTTCTGGAAACTGGTCCTATAATCCAGAGAATTATGACAACAATGAAGTTCCTACTTCAGTGATGGCACAGGATCTTCTGACTACTTACAAGTATGGTTGGAAGACATCTTATTACCAGAATACATATGATAATAAGACAGATGAAGTAAAGGAGGAAACTGTTAATTTAGATACACTTGTTCAAGAACTACTACAAGGAGAGGAAGATTGTGAATCCTGTAAAATTTAGAACAACTTCAGAAGAAAATAAAATTATGACTGGAATGACGGTATTTAATACCAATAATGTTGACTCCAAAAAACAACCAATGTTTTTTGGACAACCTCTTGGGGTTCAAAGGTATGATACTTACAAGTATCCTATTTTTGATAAATTAACCACTCAGCAATTAGGATACTTCTGGAGACCTGAAGAAGTTTCACTTCAAAAGGATCGTTCTGATTATCACACTCTTCGTCCAGAACAAAAACATATCTTTACTTCTAATCTTAAGTATCAAATTCTTCTTGATTCAGTTCAAGGACGTGGACCAAGTATGGCATTTGCTCCATACTGCTCTCTTCCTGAACTTGAGTCCTGTATGAAGGTGTGGGAATTTATGGAGATGATTCACTCCAGATCCTATACATACATTATTAAGAACGTCTATTCTAATCCTTCTGAAGTATTTGATTCTATTTTAGAAAATCAAAACATTCTGGAGCGTGCAGAATCAGTCACTGGTGCTTATAATGACTTCATTAATTCTGCACAACAATATGGAACATCTAATGATTGGGTCTTTGCACAAGAGGGTGCTGGATATGCAAAAGAAGGTAGAATTGAATTAAAGAGGAAACTTTACAGAGCAATTGCAAATGTCAACATTCTCGAAGGTATCAGGTTTTATGTCTCGTTCGCTTGCAGCTTTGCGTTTGGTGAACTCAAACTTATGGAAGGATCCGCTAAAATTATCTCTCTCATCGCAAGAGACGAAAATCAGCACCTTGTCATTACTCAGAACATCCTCAATAAGTGGCGCGAAGGAGATGATCCAGAGATGCAACAAATTGCTAAAGAAGAAGAAGAATGGGTAAGGTCTGCTTTTGAAAATTGTGTAAATGAAGAGAAGCACTGGGCAGAGTATCTGTTTAAGGATGGTTCTATGATTGGTCTGAATGACAAACTGTTACATCAGTATGTTGAATGGGTTGCAAATCGTAGAATGAAAGCAATTGGAATCAAACCATTGTATGATATTGCTGCAAAGAATAATCCACTTCCTTGGACTGAACACTGGATTTCATCTAAAGGTCTTCAAGTTGCTCCACAGGAAACAGAAGTTGAATCTTATGTTGTTGGTGGTATTAAACAGGATGTGAAGAAAGATACTTTTGCAGGATTCAAACTGTAACAGATTATACAAAATAAATCTATAATATAATAATACGTTCATCACACAATGTGACGGAAGTAGGGAAACCGAAGGAACGCGAATTTACAATAGTAAAGGAGCAAACCTAATGTCTAAAGTTGTCTATCGTGGTGTTGAATATGACACTCAAAAGCGTATTGAATACCAACAGCAAATGATGCAGCAACCCCAACAATACAATGAAACTTATCGTGGAGTTAAGTATGTAAAGGAGGGGCACAAATGAATACTTACTTCGTTCGTTATCTTAAGAAAAAAGATAAGAAGGAAAAACTCCTTCATGCAGCACAATTGAATATGGCAAAGCAACCACAAGTTGCTTGATATGTAGAGGGTCTTAGGACCCTCTTTTTTTATAAATAACTAAAAAGGATTTGGTGCGTCATGGCAGGACTTAATAACATTAGAGAAGCATATGAGCAAGTTTATGCTCAAATGGATGAAGCATTGAGTGCTGATGAAAAAGCACTTAGAAGAGAATTAGCTGCTGATAAAAGAGCAAGCAAAATGGAACCAAAAGTTGGTGCTAAGTATGCTGGATCTGAAGCACAATCAGCAGCAAGAGCAGATAAGAAGTCTAAGGGTAAGCATATTCATGGGATGGCAGATTCCTATGAGATTGAAGGTGAATTAGTTGATGAAGCAAAGGTAGATAAAAAACTCCCAGAGCATGAGAGATCTGCTGCTAGACTTAAAAGATATGCTAATCCAAGTGGTGCTTTAGCATTGGGTGGTGGTCAGCAGAGAGCACGTAGAGCAGAGCATGAAGAAAGAAGAGGAGTTAAGAAAGAAGAACTTGAGATGCAATTAAGAGCACACTTAAGAGAGCGTGCCCTTGATGCTGCAGAGAAGAGAGAAAAGGAAAGTGTCTACAAAGCAATCAAGCCCTCAAAGCTTGCAAAGACATACCCAGAGAAGTCCCCTAAAGAGATCAAGAGTTTGAGATATGCTATCTCTACTTCTCAAGCCAAGAAGAACATGGACACCTCAAGATCAGACAAGAGGTATGGGGTAGAGAGATGAATGAGGAATTAACTCCTCCAGAGGGTCCCAGAAGAGGCAGGAGACCCTCTGAAATCATGAAGAGGGATAAGCTCAATGCTCTGATCTCCAAGGTCAGGGAGAAAAAAGCACAGGTTGACAAACAATCCAAAGATCAGTAGAATCACTCTGTTAGGGTTGAAGGATAAATACTAGATCATAAGATGTTCTAAGATGAGCTATGAAAACCCTTGGAGATTCAATGGGGAAATTTTTGAGTCTTCTGATATTCAGGATTATTTTGGTTTTGTATACCATATTCATTGCGACAAAACTGGTAGGGACTATATTGGTAGAAAATATTTCTGGTCTTTCCGCAAAGAAAGAGGCAAGAGTAGACGAACTAAGATGGAATCTGACTGGAAAAAATACTATGGATCCTGCCCAGAACTCAAAGAGGATATAGACAAATATGGTAGAGAAAATTTTAAGAGGACTATTTTATCATTACATAAAACAAAGGGCAAAACTAATTATGAGGAAACGAGACAACTCTTTGTCAACAACGTCCTCACGGAGTCCCTTGACAACGGAGAACCAGCATTCTACAATAGCAATATCTTATCAAGATATTTCAGAAAAGATTATTATGAACGAAACCCAATTGAAACAGATGTGCCAAGTTCAAGTTGACAATATTATTGATAGGATGCATTATCTGTGTGAGCAAGGAAGATCTTCTGATGCTTCTGCGTTGTATGAAGAAATTCAAGATTGGGTAATCAATAATACCGAAATTGAGGTTATGTCCCTTGATTACATGAATGGTATGTTTGATGAAACTAAATAGTCGCTCATTATGATTTTTATTATGAGATTTTGATAATGATTTAGAGCCCAGGAGATTGCCCTCAGGGATGAGGGAAGTGCGCTTTCTCTATTGGGATGTAGAGTTCAATCAATTTAAATGCAAAACTTCTTTACAGTAGCCCTGCCCTTTTTGGCAACGGTTACAACCAACGTGGCAACACTGCCTCTGTTTCCTCCTTTGACGGCACCTCCAGTGCCATTTTCTATTATTAAGGAGTTTGAAACATCGACAGCGACCAAAGAGGTTGCTCCTGAAAAGCCAAAAGAAAAAAGGCTAATTTGTAAAGGGTGTAATGAAAATGAAAATGTTGCCCTGGCATATTTCCAGGACATTGGAATTAAAGACAGAAACGCCCTTGCTACCATCATGGGCAATATTAGGCAAGAATCTACATTCATTCCTAATATTTGCGAAGGAGGTAGCAGAACCAGTTACCATGGCTGCTGGCGTGGTTATGGTCTGATTCAGTGGACATCTTCCAACAGATATTATGGATTGGGTGACTTTGCTAGAAAATATGGTGGAAGTCCTTCTAGTATGGACACTCAATTAAAGTATTTGATTAATGAAGTCCAGTGGAAACGAATAGAAGAAAAAATGAAAACCCCTGGTAAAAGTATTGACAGATATATGAATTACGCCTATACTTGGATAGGTTGGGGTCACCATGGTGCCAGAACCAGTTATGCTTATGACTATGCCAATCGTATGATTGAAGTTAAAGTGTAATTAAATATGGGGGAGCAATCCCCCTTCATGCGGGTATAGTTTAGGGGTAAAATGCCATCCTTCCAAGTTGGAGTCACCAGTTCGAATCTGGTTACCCGCTTATTAATCAGTACAGGACAATGTTAAAGATTAGATGCAAAAATTGCAACACAGAATTAGAATCACATCCAGCAAAAACTAAATGTTGTGGTTGTGATAATTTAACATCTATTAAAGGAGAAAATATTACTGCACTGGACTTAAGCCTTGTAGAAATTGTCTCTCCAGGGTATAATAAGAAGAGCACAAACAAAGTGCTCTCAAATGAAGACCTTGCCTTTCAAGAGGCAAGAAAAAATCGTAAAGTTAGAAAATTGGAGTTTGAAATTAGATGAGTTGGGAAACCCCAAAGTTATCAAAATCTGACATTGAGGTCATTACCTTGTCCTTGGACGACTACATATATTATTCCAAACAAGATGGAATAGACGTCCAAGAAGCAGAAAGAATATTGTTGAGGTTGAATGACCACCTGCAAAAGTTCTAAATGGACCAACACACCTATGATAATTGGGTGAAAATAAAGGCAACATTTGAAGAGTCTGGTAACACAGATAATATGTTTTATAAACGAGCATGTGAAATTGTAAAGACAAGAGTAGATCCAATGCAAAAGTTCTTTGAATGGAATCATGAAACCTGAAGAAGTTCAGAAAATGATTGATGAAGCAATTGACAAACACAATAAAACTGCTACAATGATTAGTGCAAGTATTGGTTCAATACTTTTGTTTTTTTATGCTCATGGTGTGGTTAGTATTGTAGAAAGGATGAAATGAAAACTTTTACAGTGGAAGAATTTCAAGAAGATTTTGACAACCTGATGAATAGAGTTGAAAATGGTGAGCACATAGGAATTGTAAATGCAGATGGACAAAGAGCAGTTATGATTCCTGCAGAAGATGAATTAATACGAATACACACTGAACTGAATAATGAGGCACCATAATAATAAGGAAGTGTAGCTCAATTGGCAGAGCGAGAAGCTTATACCTTCTGTAAATCGGA